TAGATTTTATGGCAGATCAGTTTCAGAATTAGTTGAAGATATTCAATTAATGAAATCAACTGTAATGAGACAACTGTTAGATAATATGTATTTAACAAACAACAACAGAGTTGCAGTAATGGATGGCATGGTAAACATGGATGATTTATTAACATCAAGACCTGGTGGTGTAGTAAGAACTAAACAAGCACCTAACCAAGTGATGCAACCGATACAAGCTCAACCTATTTCACAACAAGCTTTTCCATTATTAGAATATTTAGATACAGTTAGAGAAGTTAGAACAGGTGTTACAAAATATAATCAAGGTTTAGATTCTGACTCTTTAAATAAAACAGCGACAGGTATTTCTGCAATTATGAATCAAACTCAAATGAGATCAGAATTGATTGCAAGAATTTTTGCTGAAACTGGTGTAAAAGATTTGTTCAGAAAGATGTTTGAATTATCAGTAAAATATCAGGATAAAGAAAAAATTATTCAACTAAATAATCAATATATTCCAGTGATGCCAACAGAGTGGAAAAATCGTTTTAACATTACAATACAAGTTGGTCTTGGCACAGGCACTAAAGAACAACAATTAATTATTTTAAATAATATTTTAGACAAACAACTACAAGCTTTTAATTTACAAGGTCAAAGAGAGTTTCCAATGGTGAATCTTAAAAACATTTACAATACTTTATCTAAAATGATAGAGAATGCAGGTCTTAAAACAGTGGACAGTTACTTCATCAACCCAGATTTAGGAAGACAATTTGTAACTCCACCACCTCCACCCCCTGTAACACCAATAGAAAAAATTGAATTTACAAGAATTGATGCTGAGAATAAAAGAAAAATTGCTGATTTAGAGTTAGAGTACAAAGAACTTCAACAAAAACAACAAGAAATGCTTTTAGATTTTGAAACAAGAATAAAAGATATGGCTCTAAAGTATAATACACAACTTGATACAGCTAAAATTAAAGCAGATGCTGATTTAGATAAGACTTTAATGTCAGGAAACAATAAGATACTTGAACAGGCACAAAAGTCTGGTAATATACTAAGCAGACAGATACGAAATTTGAATGAACCACAAAGACAAAGCCAAGAGAGCCGAAGAATTGAGCAGGGCGACTCAGGCGAAACAGATATTACAGAATAAACTTTTTCAAGAGTCTATTCAGGAGCTTAAAAAAATTTATTCAAATGCTTTGTTTGAACAAACTGGAGCAAAAGATGGTGAAGCTAGAGAAAAATTATGGTTAGCTTACCAAGTTCTAGGAAAAGTAGAACAGCATTTTAAAGAAATTCTTGAAACAGGAAAATTAGCAGAAAAACAATTAGCTGATTTCCAAAATCAACAAGAAAAATAATTCTAGTCAAAAGATTAGAATAAGCCAACCCATCAAGGGAGCTTAACCATAGGAGACTATATGTCAGAAACAAATCCGTTACTGAACAAAAGTTCAGTACAAGGTGCTGCTAAACATATTGAAGGTTTATTAGACTCTAAAGGAGTAATTTCTAAATCTCAAAAAGAAGAAGCGCCAGTTGAATCTAAAGAACCAGAAGCGAAAGCTGAAGATAATCAAAAGGTTCAACAACAACCTGAAGCTCAACCTGAACAGGAAGCTCCAGTGCAAGAAGAAGCATCCGAAGATTCAAATGCTCAAGAAGAACAAGAAACTGATCTACACCAAATTATTGTTAATGGTGAAAAGATTGAAGTTGACCTTGAAGAATTAAAAGCAGGTTATCAAAAAGATGCCGACTACAGACGAAAAACTGAAGAATTGGCTGTTGAAAGAAGACAGATGCAATTTGACAAAGATCGTCTGTCAAAAGAGTACACAACTAAGATTGACGATCTTAATAATCTTACTGCTACTCTTAATGCTGAATTAAACAACGAACTTAATTCAAAAGAGTTGGATAAACTTTATGATGAAGACCCAACTGAAGCTGCTAAAATTGAAAGAAAACTTAGAAGAAGGAGAGAAGGCATACAGCAATCTCAACAGAAACTAAAAAGACATCAAGAACAGGAGTTTCAGAAAGTTGTAGTTGAAGAACAAAGAAAGGTTGCTATAAAGCATCCTGATTTTTCTGATCCAATAAAAGGAGCTACACTTAAAACAAACATGAGAAACTATCTTGTGCAAAGAGGTTTTTCAGATCAAGAAATCTCTGCTATTTACGATAGCAGACAGTTTGATGTGGTCTTAGATGGAATGAGATATTTTGAAAATGCAAAACCAGTAAAAACTAATTTTGCAAAAAAAATTGTCAAACCATCAAGAGTTGTTAAACCAGGTGTTAAAAGTACAAAAGAAGAAAAAGATAATAAATCAAGGTTGTCTCAATTAAGAACCTTGAAGAAGTCAGGCAATACAAAAGATGCTGTTGATCTTCTAAAAGGTTATTTATAAACAACTAACCTAAAAAGGAGACGAAAATGGCTGTATTTCAAACATACCAAACAGTCGGCATAAGAGAGGATCTAGCGGATATTATTTATTCAATAGCTCCGACAGAAACTCCATTTATGTCTGGTGTTGCTAAAACAAGAGCAACAAATACATCTCACCAATGGCAAACAGACTCATTGGCTGATGTAGCTGCAAATGCTGCGGTAGAAGGTGCTTCAATCACATACCCAACATTATCAGCAACAACTAAACTAACTAACCACACTCAGATTTCTACAAAAGCTGTACAAGTATCTGCAACAAATGATGCTGTAACATCTGCTGGAAGAAATAATGAGTTAGCTTACCAAGTAGCAAAATCTGCGAAAGAATTAAAAAGAGATATGGAAACTGCTCTTTTATCTAACGTAGCTGGTACTGCTGGAAATGCCACAACTGCAAGAAAATTAGGCGGAGTTCAAACATGGATTTCAACTAACGTAGATGCAGGTGCTGGTGGTTCTGGTTCTGGTGGCGGTTCTGCAAGAACAGATGGAACTCAAAGAGCTTTCACAGAAGACCAATTAAAAGGTGTTCTAAGAAGTTGCTTTGATGAAGGTGGAAATCCAAACATGATTATGGTTGGAGCTTTCAACAAACAAAAACTATCTGGCTTTACAGGCGGTTCAACAAGATTTGACCAAGCAGAAGACAGAAGATTAGTTACATCTATTGATGTCTATGAAAGTGACTTTGGAACATTACAAGTTGCTCCTAATAGATTCATTAGAGGTGCTAACTCAACTGCTGCTAAAAAAGGTCAAGATGCTCTAATCTTAGAGATGGACTACTTTGCAGTAGCTTTCTTAAGAGATTTCAGTTTACAGAATCCTGCACAGACTGCTGATGCAGACCAAAGATTCATGGTAGCTGAGTACACTCTTGAGTCAAGAAACGAAAAAGCTAGTGGTGCTGTTTACGATTTAACAACATCATAATCTTAATTGTGATAGGGGGTGTAACCTTTAAAAACTACATCCCCATCACTTAACCAATGTTGAAGTCTTAGTAAGGTTATAGGCGGAACAACAAACGGAGAAAAAAAATGAGAACACTAAACGATTATTTTTTATATGGAGTAATTGATGACATATCTACTGCTTCTACAGTAAGAATACCTGTACCAGATGCTGGTAAGGTTATTAAAATATCTACTGTATTAGGTGGAACAATCGCAACTGCAAACGCAACTGTGACTGCAAAAGTTGGTACTACTAATATGACTGGTGGTGCAATTACTGTAGCTCACTCTGGGTCTGCTGCTGGTGATATAGATACAGCAGAACCAACTGCTGCAAATAATGTTGTTGAAGGCGATTTTATTGCTTTAGCAACTGATGGTGCATCTACAAATACACATACTTTACACTTTACAATAGTTGTAAGAAGATAGTAATAATACTAGGGGGTTCATGCCTAGCGGAAGTTCCCCCTTTAAAATAATAGGAGAAAAATATGAGTTTTAATTACGCATTAAGACCTGGAACTACACAAAAAGTATCACCATCTGGTTCATCTGCTGCAACTGCAAACAAGTTTGGTACACAAACTGAATATGTAAGAGTAGCTTCTGATGCAGATTTACATATTGTTTTTGCTGTATCACCAACTGCAACAGCGAATGATATATTTTTACCAGCAGATCAACCTGAAATATTTAAGGTTTCACCTGGTGAAAAAATGGCTGCTCTTGGTAGTGGTAATGTTTCAGTTACTGAAATGAGTGCTTAGTGGCTAAGAAAAGACCGCTTTTTGGTGTTTCAAATTATGTAAAAAGAACTAGGAAAAAAAGACCTGGTAGGCATAAAAAAAAATATAGCAAAAGAATACCAAGAAGAAAAAAATATAGAGGACAAGGCAGATGAAAGATATTGTTAAAGATGGTTTGCAACAAACCACTTATTCTAAAGATGATATGGAGAAAAAAATTGTCATCAAAGAACAAGTTAATATAAATCCTCACCTAAAACATAATAAAGCTCTTTACACTCAAAATGATGGTTATTCAAAATCAAGAGAACTTAAAAGAGTAGCATCTATACCTACTATTGCATTATCTGTATGGGCAAATGAATACAATGGTGATAGTAATTGGTTTGGACTACCAA